GCCGTAGTCCTGCTCTGGATCGACATGCACAGACGCAACCGAGAGGATCGGCGGCGTCGGAATCATGGCGACCGCCCGATCCGCCTCGATGCCCAGATCGTAGCGCCCTGGGAATGTCGTATACGTCTCCGCTTCCATCGATTGCGCGCCTGCGTCGGGCATCGGGTGGCCGCAGTAGCGCGCAAACGCAGAGTCAATCCGAGCGATCAGGGTCGTGATCGTCGTGTCGTCTGCCGATGACAGCCCGGGAGCGAGCGCCCGGACCTGTGCCGCCGTGGCGAGCGCCATCATTCACCCCCGGCAACGTGTCGCGCCCGTGCGTCGATCGCTTGCACGACCAACGGCCGATGTAAGCCGCAGATTTCCGCGGCCCGCATCGGGCTCAAATACCGATCCACCGCGCCGGACGCAACGCGATGGACGACCGATCGCGCCTCGCCCGACAGAGCCCCAGGGGGCAAAGCGAGCGCGGGGACGGTGCCCCGAATGGCGCGATCGATAATCATGATCAGTCGGCCCGCACGCGCTGAAGCGTGACGGCACACACACCGGTCACCGCGACACCGGATCCGGCCTTCGTGATCGCGACCTTCGCAATCCCGCCCTCTGAGAGGAGGTTGGATCCCGCTGCGGAAAGGGTGATCGGCTCGTTCACGCCCGCGGTGATGTCACCGGTGCCGGCAACGGTCGACACAATCGAACCGAGCGAGGTACCGCCGACAGACACCGTAAACGTCGCGTTGTTGCTGTTGTTCGCGGTGATCGCGGCATCAGCGATGAAATCGACGTTCACCACCTTCGCCTTACCGCCGAGACGGTTGATCACGTAGATGTCGCCCGCGGTTCCGGCCGTCGCTACCCCGGCGGGGAGCTGGACCGTGGCGGTGTGCATTTCGTTGGATTGAGACATGGGAAGCTCCTGATCAGGTGGACATCTTGACGGCGTAGCGGACGGCCTTGTCGCCGGATTTCGACATGTCCTGGAACCCGACGCGCTGACGGGCGCGCATATAGGTACCGGCCACCGTGATGTCATTTTGAAGCGACACGGTAGCCCCGGCGCGGAGCACGCGGCGGAACATGTTCCGGTTGAGGATGACGTAGCCGGTGCGGTCTGTAGTCACCCCATCGAACACGCCCACGTTGTTGAGATCGGCGGTCATGGCGTCGGTTGCGATGATCGGGTGTCCGGCGATGCTCGCCACTTCGCCGGTGGCGATGGGCGCGCGGTTGCCGTAGTCGTTCGCGCTGACGATGCCGGTGAGGCCCACGAAGTTTTTCAGGTAGCCTTCGCACGACGTGATGATGGGCATGTCGGACGGGACCGAGCGGGGACCGCCGACCGCGTTGATGTCGCTGAAGAGGGTGCTGAGGCTGTGGGTCGAGCGATCGACACTGTTGGAATCGTCCAGAGCGATAGCGCGGAGACCCTTGAAAGTGCGCCGATAGTCGATGCTTCCAACGTCATGGGCGCCGAAGTAGCCCCGGGTGTTCCACGTCGCGATCGCGTCTTGGTGGGTGGCTGCCGTGTCGCCGTTCATCAGGCACAAACGAAGGCCCATGGCGAGGCTCCGCGAGATGCTGTCACGGATGAACGGGAACGCGGCGACGATGCTATCGGCGCTGGCGTCCTCGTGGATCAGCACCATGGTGTACATGGGCGAGGCGGTCAGGGTGAGCTTGTTGGTGCCGACGCTCGATTTGGCGAGAGCCGCGGGGTTGTCGCCGCTTGCACCGCCGCCCTTGTAGGGCACGGGGTACGCGGTACCAACGGGAAGCTCGACCGATTCGGAGCCGATGGTCAGGCTATCGAAGAGGCCCAGGAAGCCGTCAGGGTCGTACTCTTGGACTTGCCACATAGGCGAGGCGAGGAGCGGGGTCGGGATGAATTCGCCGCCGCTGCCGTTCTGATCGTCCCATGCCCGGCGGATGGGAGCGGGCATACGGGACCATGCGCGCTGAACGCGGTTCCAGGCTTTGGTTTCCTTGCGGACCACGTCGGCCCGGTAGCCCTGGCCGCGGTGGTCGAAGGCATCGCGACCGTGGCGGGCGACGGCGACCACATACAGAGCCTCGGTGGCCTCAATCAGGTTGCGGTGTGCGTCGTTGATCGGCTGGGTGGCCAGAAGACCGTTGCTGTCGGAGCGGAAGAGCGCCGGATCGTCGCTGGTGTGGCCCTTGAGGAACACGCGGCCGTCGGTGTCGATGAAACGCTGGCACAGATCTTTGTCAGTGCCGCCGATCGTGGCCATCGGGTCATGCGCCGCGGCCTTCGCCTCTGCCAGCTCTTGGCGGACGGTGCGGAGGTCATCGGCCATCCGTGCGATCTGCTCGCTCTGTTCGGCTGTGTTGCGTTCGCCCTTCTCGACCTTTTCGGCGAGCTGCTGGGCCTTTGTGGCGGTGGAGGCCGCAAAGGCGGTCCACTCGGCTTGTGTCTGGGGCATGGTGTGTGCTCCGGTTGTGGTGATGTGCCCAGCATGGGCGGTGCTCATGTTCTATCACGGAACATGAGCGGGTGAGTATGTCAAGACCAGGGGAATCCGCCAAGATCGGGATCGGCCGCGGCCTCTCCCCACGGCATCGCCTCGACCCGGATCGACCGTGCGACGGCCTCGGGAGCGGCCTGAATGGACCGCGCGAGAGCGGCCCGGGGGTTCATGGGCATCGGGGTTACCGATGCTTCCATGAGCCGCGGCCGGACGTACACCGCGCCCCGGGTGGCGTATCGGGTGTCCTCTTCCGGCAGAGAGGATCGGGCGATGACCGCGGCCGGGCGGAATCCCACGGAGACGGTACGCAAAACCCGTTGTTCCAGAAGCGCGGCCACCGTCAGGGAGAGCGGGTAGCTCTCGACCGGGGACGGGATCAACGTCCCGCGGAGCACTCCACCCGATGCCCGCACGTTCTCCCATCGACCGATCGGGGGCGCGCTGTAGTCGTGGTTGTACGGGGCGACGGGGTTTTGCTGGAATTCGGAGAGGTTCCAGGTCTGCTCAACGATGTCGTCGGCCCGGTCGGGCTCGGCATCGGACATTACGAAACGGTAGCCCGGGCGCTTTTTTTTGTCGTCGTCGGCGCGCTCTTCCTCTTCCTCTTCCTGCATCCCGGCGAGGTCGTAGCGTAGGACGGTCCGATAGGACAGCGCGAGAGGCGAGGCACCCACGGAGCCCGCGAGACGTTGCACGATCTCGCCGTCGAGGAGCTGATCAAGGTGCGGCGCGGAGGCTTGCGCGATGGCGTGCACGTCGCCTGTGGTGCCTCCGATGCCCTCCGCCATGCGTTGCACGAGGTAGCCGTCGAGGCCATCCCGGGCGGCCTCGCCGATCCAACGTCGCACGACATCGGCCGGGGTGGTCGTGATGTAGATCGGGCTGTGTCCGTTGCTCATTGTGTCATCCCTGGATGTCGACCGGGCGCACGACGCACCGGCAGTTGATGTCCTCGCCCGGGACGTTGAACTGACCCGGCCCGAGAGCCTCAGCGCCGCTGGGGCTGGTAAACAGCTCACCCGGGCGGCGCTTTTGCCCGCCCAAGCCCTCGGGCTCCGGTCGATGGGTTGGGCGAACGGCGTCGTCTTGACTGTCCACCCACTCCCGCATGAACACGACCCCGAGATCGGCCGCCTGATTGAAGGCCATCTCTTGACCCTCGGATACCGTGCGCGCCGTTTCCGTGCGGGCGATGGTGAGCGAGCGCGCCGGAGAGAAGGCGTGATCCCTCTGGAGGGCGCGTTGTAGGTCGCCGATGCTGGCGCCCTCCGCGAGACTTGACCGGACCAGCTTAGCTACCCGGTCCTTCGTGACCTGTTGCACCTGGGTGATCATCTGCGCGATTACCTGCTGTGACGGGTCAAGCGTCGGATCGAATGCGAGAGAATCCATGAGGCGCCGGGCTACGAGCGCATAGGCCCGCCGGACGCCTCGCTCTACTGTCTCCGGGTTGAACTGCTCCCGCAAGAGCGCCAGCTCTACGTCATCCATCAGGATCGCGCGCAGCTCCTCGTCGGTGACGTTGCGACGGATCGATCGGGTGCCCTTGAGCACGCGCCCGATCCGGTCGTTGTATCGCTGGGCCTGATCCGGGAAGATGCCGCCCCGGCCTCGCCGCCACTCCGCGCGGATCTGGCGCTCCGTGGGCCGCTGTACGGCCCCCAGCCATCGCCGCCAGTATTCCGGGCGCGATAGGGTGGCCTGGATGTCCACGGCCCGCAGAACGGGTCCCACGGCCTCGTGTGTGCGTCGGGTCTCTTCGCGGTCCGCCCGGTCGAGCTGATCCCGTTTCCGCCTGGACCACGCCCGCCCGCCGTCGCCGCCCCACAAATCCCAAGCGATGCGGAGAGGCCCGACCTTGTCCGATGTCGTGTCCCATCGCTCTGTCCCGCGTTGCCGCTGGGCCTCCTCGGCAAAGCGAGAGAAGAAGGCGAACATGTCCCGCACGTTGTCGGGGTGGATGCGGTCGCCGGAGAGGATCCGGTTGGCCATCGACAACCCTTTTCGGGTGCCCCCGCGCCGGTGCCTCTGCCTCAGCTCTTTGCCCCGGGCCGCGGCGCGTCCCATTTGGCGCGTGGCGGTGAGGTCGATGTCATCGTATCGGCCCGGGATCGTGCCGCCCTCGGAGAGCGTGACGAGGTCGTAGGGCAAGACCGCGGTCATCGACTGCCCGACAGGAGCGGCCCGAGGAGGTCGAGCAAGGCGCCCACCTCTGTGCGTACGTCGTCCTCGTCGTCCGGATCGTCGTCCGTGAGCATTTCCGCAAGCGCGTCGGCTTGTGCGCGGATGTCGGCCCGGGTCTCGTCGTCCAGCTCGGGCGCGGCCTCTTCGATCGGCTCTTCGGGTGCCCCGGGTGTCTCTGGGTCCACCCCAAACTCGGCAAGATCGGGCGCGTCATCGAACTTCTCGAACCGGTAGGCGTCGGCCGGGCTCATGCCGTGTGCGATGTGGAGCGCAACCCGTTGTAGGCGGTCTGTGCGGCCGTCCTCCATCTCGGGCAGAACGTGACGGATCCGGATGTCGGCGAAACCGAGAGCCCGGGCCATGTCCGTGAGCGCGTCATCGAGAAGCGCGGCCAACGGCGTTAGGGTGTCGGCGATG